CGGAAACAAGCCTCCCCAAAAACCACCAGTACAGTCCTAGCCGGTCGGCAGACGGGCGAAATGAAACCAAATGAGTAGGAATGTGGAGCAGATATTCCCGGGCCGTACGGGGGCTACTGAGCCTCGTTTACATAGTCCGTATCTCAAGGGCCCTAATCGTGGCGATGAGATCGCAGAGCTAGCCGAGAGTATTGGGCTACCGCTTTTACCGTGGCAAGATTTTATTATCCGCGATATGACCTCTGTAGATGAAGCCGGGCTTTTCCGTCGCCGTAGTAATTTGGTTTTAACTAGCAGGCAGCAGGGGAAAACTCATCTCGCGCGGATGATGATGCTTGGGCATATGTTTTTATTTGATAGCCCTAACGTGCTCATTATGAGCTCTAATAGATCGATGGCTTTAGATACCTTTAGGCAGGTGGCCTACGCTATCGAGGGCTCTAGCGAGCTCAGTAAGCAAGTACGTCAGATTAGGTACGCTAACGGCACCGAGTCAATCGAGCTTAAAAACGGACATAGGCTCGACGTAGTAGCGGCAACGCGTGACGGAAGTAGAGGCCGTAGCGCATCATTTTTATACATCGATGAAATCCGCGAGATCAGCGAGGAGGGCTTTAGAGCTGCTACGCCTACCACGAGAGCTAAGCCCAATAGTCAGAGCCTTTATACATCAAATGCCGGAGATGCGTTTAGCACCGTACTTAATGATCTACGCGAGAGGGCCCTTAGTTTCCCGCCTGAGACTTTTGGCTTTTATGAGTACTCAGCTCCCCAATTTTGCAAGATAACCGATCGCGACGGATGGGCTTACTCAAATCCGGCCCTTGGGTACCTATTCGATGAAAGCGTTTTAGAGGAGGCCGTTAGCACTCAACCGGTCGAGACGACTAAAACTGAGATGTTATGTCAATGGATTACATCGACCCAATCACCATGGCCTCATATGGCTATCGAGGATGCGGGCGATGACTCTCTAGAATTGTCAGCTGGGCCGCTTACTATTTTCGCCTTTGACGTGGCACCGTCGAGGCGCGATGGGTCGCTCGTGATGGGTCAGATCCTCGAGGATGGCCGTATCGGCGTACAGGTACTCGAGGTGTTTCACTCGGAGGTTTCCATCGATGAGCTCTTTATGGCCGATCACATCGCTAAATGGTGTAAAGAGTTTTACCCGCGTACGGTGTGTTATGACAAGTACACCACCGCCTCAATAGCTAAGCGCCTCGAAATTAACGGTATACATACGACCGACATATCCGGGCAAAAGGGGTATCAGGCCTCAGGGGATCTCTACGAGGCTCTAGCTAATAAGAGGCTTGTACATCCAAACCAAGATTTACTCGTCACACACTTTTCTAATTGCGCGGCAAAAGAGTCGGACTCGAGCTGGCGCATCGTGAGGCGTAAATCGGCCGGGCCCGTAGATATTGCGATCGGCGTAAGTATGGTCGTCCATATCCTTAATCAACCTCTAGGCGAGGCCAAAATCTATATGTAGACACGCCGCGTAATACCTGATTTTGTCCTTGACATTTTGGGAAAATCGCTCCATGGGATTACTCCAAACTTTAGGGTTTAAGTCAGCTGAAAAGCCGGCTATCGAGGCGCAATACGCACCCGCCGTAATGGATACTACTTACGGCTACGGATCATTTAATACTAATAGCTCTTTTGGATATAACGGTATTGGTATCGATCGTAACTTTGCTTTACAAGTAGCGAGCGTTGCACGTTGCCGTAATTTAATTGCCGGCGTTATTGCATCAATCGATTTAGCACTATATAAAAAATCTACAGGCGAAAAGTTAGGCTCTCCTGTTTGGTTAGAGCAACCTGATATACGCCAACCTCGCAGCCTTACGATAAGTGCAACCGTAGACTCATTAATTTTTTACGGCGTAAGTTATTGGCGCGTTATCTCTTTGTATGCAGACGACGGCAGACCTAGCGGCTTTGAGTGGGTAGCTAATAACCGAGTTACATACACGACTAACCAATACGGTACAGAGATTAAAGATTATTTTGTCGATGGTGATTTAGTACCCATGGCGGGTATTGGATCGCTTGTAACTTTTCAATCGTTACTCCCTGGAGTATTGCAGAGTGCAAGTACAACTATTAGAGCTGCATACGATGTACAAAAAGCGGCAGCGGTTAGCGCTGCTACACCTATGGCGACTACAGTATTAAAAAATAACGGTGCTGATCTACCTGAGGCGCAGATCCAAGGAATCCTTGCAGGATGGAAAGCCGCTCGCCAAAATCGTAGTACGGCATATTTGACCTCGACTCTCAGCGTAGAAAATATTGGTTTTAGTCCTAAAGATATGGGCTATGTAGATTTTTCTCAGTACCTCGCTACTGAAATTGCGCGCTCTATGAACGTACCGGCGTATTACATCTCTGCCGATATGAATAACTCAATGACGTACCAAAATATTTTAGACGGTCGTAAGGAGTTTGTAGCGTACTCGTTGCAACCTTACATATCTGCTATTGAGGATCGTTTATCAATGAATGACATAACAAACTCACAAAATGAAGTACGTTTTGCCGTTGATGATACGTTTCTACGTGCAGATGCTAAAGATCGTTTAGACATAATCGAAAAAATGCTCAACCTAGATTTAATCGATGTAAACCAAGCTCGATCAATGGAGCAACTAACACCGCTAGGAGATGCAAGTGCTACTAACGTTTAGCCAAGAAATCCAAGCCGCCGATACAGAGCGGCGCATCGTATCCGGACTCGTTGCACCATATGGCGAGGTAGGTTACACATCTGCCGGGCCTGTAGTTTTTGAGCGCGGCTCTATTGCTATCCCGGATGCGACAAAAATAAAATTACTATCGCAGCATCAACAAGATAAGCCGGTAGGTCGCGCTATCAGCTTTAGCGAGGCTAACAATGGTGTTTACGGATCGTTTAAGCTTTCGAGTAGCACTCGAGGACAAGATGCGCTCGTACTCGCTCAGGAAAACCTAGTTAGTGGCTTATCCGTAGGGGTCGATGTAACGGCCTCTAAGCCGATGGGTGATTACCTGCTCGTCACGGCGGCCGTCCTCAAGGAAGTATCACTCGTCGAGAGTGCCGCTTTTAGTAGCGCCGGCGTTGAGGAGATTATGGCGGCGAGAGCTGCTATCGAGGCTGCAACTAGCACAAAAGAAAAAACTACAACTATTTCTACGACTATCGTAGAGATCGAAACCGAAACAGAAACCGAAAGCGAGGAAGCTGTGACTACAGCCCCAGAAAATACACCGGAGGAGACTCCGGTAGATACACCGGTCGAGGCTGAAAAAGTCGAAGCCGCTCGTAAGATTATCCGTCCATCTGTACTCGACTCTCAAAGAGTGCGTACACCAATTACCTCAATGGGTGCTTATACAGAGCACAAAATTAAGGCAGCTCTAGGTAACGATGACTCAAAGCTTTATGTAACCGCAGCCGATGATAGCTTCGCTACAAACCCTGCATTTTCACCTACTCAGTACCTAGCAGAATTTCCTACTAATACTCGCTTCGGTACACCTGCTATCGATGCTTGCTCACGTGGAGTATTGCCTACTAACGGTATGACGATTAACGTACCTTCACTCGTTACCTCAGCCGGCGGCGGTACAGGCGTAGCACCTGTAGTAACCGTTGAGGCAGAAGCGGGAGCGGTACAAAATACCGGGATGGAAACGGCTTACCTAACAGGTACCGTATCTAAGTACGCGGGTATGAATACGATCTCAGTAGAATTGCTAGAGCGCTCAGATCCTAACTTCTACGCTGAGCTTACAAATCAGCTACAAAATGCTTACCTAAAAACACTAGATACAACAGTACTAGCGGCTCTTATTGCAGCTGGTCAGTACAGCTCAGGATGCGATGCAGACTCAGCCGGTATTATTGAATTTGCTTCAGACTCAGCTCGTAAGGTTTACGAAGCTACAGGCTATTTTGCTAATAACTACATCGCTAACGGATCACAATGGCAACTACTTATGGGTGCTACTGATACAACAGGGCGACCAATTTACTCAGCATCTCAGCCAATGAACGCAGGCGGTCTAGTGCAGCCGGGATCAATTCGCGGCAACGTACTCGGGCTCGATTTGTATGTGGACAAGAATTTCACAGCTACTACAACTATCGACGACTCAGCTGTGATCCTTGCACCTGAGGCCTTTACTGTTTATCAATCACCTACCGCATATATGTCTGTAAACGTAGTATCAAACCTACAAGTACAGGTAGCAATTTACGGCTACATGGCAACTATCGCCAAGATGCCTAAGGGTATTGTTAAGTTTAATCTTAACTAAACCAAACAACTAATAGTCGGTAGCCCTCTTAGCCCTTTGAGGGCTACCGGCCCTAGTAAGTAAGGAGTAAATAACGTGCCGGCTACATATGTAACTGAGGCTGAGCTCCGTGCGAATTTAGGGATCGAAAACCTTTATTCGTCGGATATTGTCGAAACCTGTTGTCAAGCCGCTCAAGATTTACTCAACCAATTTTTATGGTTTAACTCCGCACCGGTCGTAGGTACCGCGTTACAAAATAACGTCGCTACCGTAATGATCGCTAACCCTGCGATATTTAGCACCGGGGACTCGATAACCTTGAGTGGATGCGGCTCAACCTATAACGGCACTTTTACAGTTACCGGCACGATCCCATGGACCGCCGGCACTACTACGCAATTCCCATCGATAGCATTTAATAACGGTATGTTTAATTGGCCAAACGGTTATAGCTTTATACAATTTGCTAAAACCGCAGCGGACCGTAATTTTACTCGGGTCCTACCTTATGGCTCAGCCGTAGGAGCAGACACAAAAACAAACACCTATGCAACTACTCCGGCCATACGCGAGGCCGCGATGATCTTAGCCGTAGACATTTTCCAAGCTCGGCAAGTCAGCCAAACCGGCGGCGTATCGATCGATGGATTTAGTCCATCGCCTTACCGTATGGGTAATAGCATGATCGGCAAGATCAGAGGCCTCATCGCCGGGTATCAAAACCCTTTAAGTTTTATCGGGTAATCATGCCGGCACCTATTACTACTCTACGCGCCTCACTAGCTGCGGCGTTATCAAATGTAAACGTTTGGAATACTTACAGTTTCCCGCCTCCAACTATTACGGCTAACTCTGTAATCGTTGCACCGGCAGATCCTTACCTCACTCCTAATAACAATGAGTATGTAACGATCTCGCCTATGGCTAACCTGAAAGTTATTTTAACGACACCGCTCTACGATAACCAAGGTAATTTACAAGGTATCGAGACGATGTTAGTAGCCGTATTTAATAAACTAGCGGCCTCATCAATCGTAATGAATATTGGCAGCGTAAGCGCTCCTAGCGTTTTATCTGTACAAAGTGGAGACCTATTAACCGTTGATATTAATGTATCAATACTGAGTAGCTGGGAGTAAACAATGGCATATACAGAGGATGATCTAAAGTTTTTGCGAAAGATCGGGCAGATCGTGGACGAGCCTGCACCGGTCAAAGTAACAAAAGTAAAAACCGAAACACCAACACCTACAACCGAAAGCGAGGAATAGGCCATGGCCATATTCTTAAGTAATGGAGTGGTCGTAACCCTTAACTCGGTCGATCTCTCAGATAGAGTAACGAGCGCAAGTATTAACCGTGTTTTTGAAGAATTAGAGGTCACGGCGATGGGCGACTCAGCTCGTAAGTACACCAAGGGACTAGAGACCTCGACGATCACTCTAGATTTTCTAAACGACACGGCTACCGGTGAAGTCCTACAGACTTTGCAAGCTGCTTGGGGTACAACAGTACCTATTACGCTAAAGCAGACAAGCGCGGCAATTTCAGCAAGCAACCCTGAGTACCAAACTACGATTTTGGTCAATAACACGACCGACATTAATGGCGCCGTCGGGGACATCTCAACCCAGAGCATTACATTTACCTGTAATTCTCCAATCGTCGTAGACATAACCGTATAACAAACTAACAAAGGGGCAATCAAATGGCACGACTCAAAATAACAAGGGCTACCGGTGAAGTAACTGAGCATCAGATTACTCCACGGATCGAGTACGCCTTTGAATTGTATGCAAAAAAAGGTTTTCACCGTGCTTTTCGTGACGATGAAAAACAGACCGACCTGTACTACCTTGCTTGGGAGTGTATTAGGAGCACCGGCGAAAATGTAAAAGTTTTTGGCGGTGACTTTTTAGATACATTATCTAAGGTCGAGGTAATAGACGATCTACCTTTAGCCTAGGGCGGGACTCTGTAACGCATTTGATAGCGCAACTATCGATACGATTACAGATCCCGCCTCAAGCGGTACTCGATCTCGATACCGAGATGTTTAAGATGTTAATTCAAGTATTAAACGAGCAAGCGGAGGAGGCCCGTAATGCCAGTCGCAATAAAAGGCGTACGCGAAACGGTTAAGGCACTCCGAAAGATCGATCCTGAAATGCTTAAAGAGATGAATAAAGAAGTGCGCGCGGCGATGGTGCCAATCCGTGATAAAGCTCGCGGGTTTGCTCCATCTCCTCAGCCGGATAATCTTTACAACTGGAACGAAAACACCGTGGGGCGAAAGATTACGGCTCGTAGCTCCATGTTTAGGACTCTTAATACTGAGGGCCGTGCTCGTATGTTTCCACTCTATGACGTAGATACAGTTAAAAAAGGTATTTACTACTCTCAGGCTCCAAGTAAGAAAAACCGTAACGGATGGCAAGCTCTTTACTTTGTAGCTAATAAATCTGCCGCGGGTGCTATTTATGAAACCGCTGGGCGAGCTGAGGAGCCATCTAACCGAGGTTACCGATCTAATAACCCGGGAGCAGGTGCTCACTTTGTTAGCCGTATGGGGCCTCTTTATGGAGACAAGCAAGCCGAGCGCGGTCGTATGATCTATCGCGCTTGGAAAGAGGACGAGGGTAAAGCTCAAGATGCCGTATATAAAGCTATCGAGTCTACGATCTATAACTTTAACGCCGGTCGCTACGGTTTGGCCGCATAATGGCGCTACCTAATTTAATCGTATCGGCGGTAGCCGAGTGGAACGGTAAAGCTCTTAATAAGGGCACTACTCAGATAAGCAAGTTTAATAAAACCGTTATGGGCTTAGGCCGTACCCTTGGCGTTACCTTTAGTGCCGCTGCTCTTTTAGGCTACTCTAAAAAAGCCGTATCAGCTTTTGGCGAGCAGATCGCCGAGGCTAAGCGTTTAGATACCGCTTTACGTAATCTCGGCTTTAATTTTGCTACCGCTGAGGCTGAGGGCTATATAGATACCGTTGAAAAGGTAACCGGTATAAATCGAGATCAGCTACAACCCTCATTTATTGAATTAGCTCAGGTAACGGGCTCTACTACTTTTGCTCAAAATATGCTTAATACCGCGCTTGATGTTAGCGCCGGTACGGGTATGGATTTAGCCTCGGCCACAAAAATATTAAGCCAAGCATATGTAGGTAACTACAAAGGCCTCAAGCAATTAAATCTAGGTTATACAAATGCGGAGCTCGCTACTAAGTCATATCTCGAGGTAGAAAAGTTAATCGCCGATCAATACGCCGGCCAATCTAAAAACGCGGCAGACTCTTACGAGGGCTCACTTAACCGCCTCAAGATCGCAGCTGAGCAAGCAAGCGAGCAGATCGGGCAAGCGCTCGTATCATCTCTAGCTACATCATCCGGCGGTATGGATAAGCTCATCGATAAGGTCGATAACGCGGCCGACTCTGTAGCGGGGCTTATTACTAATTTTGGAGTACTTAGTAAAGATCTAAAAGATTTTTTCTCAGATTTACCCGGCGCTGGGGTATTAGAAAATCTTTTTAGAGGGACTCGAAACTATTTAGGTAAATTATCTATAGGTAACTTACGTAATCTTGTAGATCAGGTTAAAGGCCGCCAAGGCGGTTTCCCTCAAGGCGTACCTCAGGATCTAAAAAATCTGCAAGCTAACGCCGAAAAGGCCAAGATGGATAAAGAGGCGCTAAGGCGCCAAAAAGAATTACTAGCGCTACAGAAAAAAGCCGAGCTAGCTAAGAAAAACGAAATATCTCTTAATAAGGCCGCTGCTCAATTTGATACTACTCGTATCTCTATTGCGGCAGCTTTAAGAGCTACATACGATAAAGAGACACGCCTACGCCTTGAGGCCATGATGGCTATCGAGGATGAGGACGGTACAAAGGCTTTAGATCGTATCGAGCAGCTCGGGATACTTACAAAGGCTAAGCAAGCCGAGAAGTTAAACGGCCTTAAGGGCATTACTGAGACCGAGTTACTAGGGCTTAACGAAACTTTAATGGCAGAGCTCTCTAAGATCGAGGCTACTAAAGATGCAAAAATTAAAGCTATTAACGCCTCAGGGGCAGATCAAGCGGCTAAGGATGCAACTAAGTTAGCGGCTATTAATGCCGCCGATGCGGCCGAGGCTCAGGCTTTTGCTAAATATAACGATGCTCTCACTAAGCAAGGCGGCCTAAATGATTTGAGCTTTTACTCAAAGAAAACTCAGATTAGTACGCTTGAGATTTTAGAGTTAGCATCTATTGAAACTACTACGGCAGCGCAATTAGTAGCCGATGAGATCGCGTTAGCCGCTGGGTTAAAGACCGTAGAGGAGATCGCGGCAGCTCGTAAAGAGGCGCAATTAGCCGATGATGCAGCGATGGCAGAGGCGGAGGCAGCTCGTAAAGCGGCCGAGGATCAAGCTACCTCCGATTATTTTGCAGGGCTTAAAACTAAAACAGATGCGGCACTTTTGGCCGAGCAAGATATAACTACGGCTACATTACAAGGCATTACTACGGTCTCAGCTGCAAAAGCCGAGTCTAATGTATTGGCTATTGATGGGGTGGGAAGTTTGGCAGCGGCAGAGGCCGAGGCTAACGTAGCGGCACTTACCGCCGATGCCGATCTAACTACGGCTAAATTAGACAGTATCGCTACGGTTGCAGCGGCTCAGGCAGAGGCCAACGCCTCAGCTATTGCGGGTGTAGCGGCTTTAGCAACGGCCATTAGATCAATACCGCCATACCCAATCTACACTCCTCCACCGGCAGCGGCGATCCCAAGTCCGTCTTACGGGGAGGAAATGCCGGGCTTTATTAATTTACCACCGGATTTTTATGTAGATCCCGGCTTAGTAAATCCCGGTGGAGGCTTAGGTAATACCTATACGGTCACTATCAATGCAGGGGCGATAGCCTCTCAAGATGAGTTTTCTGCTCTGCTCCAAGAGACGATCCAAGAGCTAAACCGTAAGGGTGATCCACTATTTACGGCGGGTGTCGCATGACCGTACCTGTAATTAACGCGCTTATTAACTTTTCTACCGGGCCCTCTTTTGGTGCGGCCATGGTTTTAGATAGCGGCATTTTAGGTACTAACGTATTAGCCGATAGTAATACCCTTATCGTCGATATATCTAACGTAGTCGATAGCGTTACGACTATGCGCGGACGTAACTTACAGGCCGATGTATTTCAGACGGGCACTCTTACTCTTAGGATCGTCGATCAAAACGGCGACTTTAACCCTCAAAATCCTAATAGCCCTTATTACGGCTTACTTACTCCTATGCGTAAGGTACAAATCACGGGTACCTATAACGGCACCGAGTACCCTATGTTTAGCGGCTTTATTACTAGCTACACGACTACGACTCCTAAGATGGCTACGGACGTCGTATACACGACTATTACCGCGGTAGACGGCTTTAGGCTTTTCCAAAATAGTCAGATCACAAACGTAACCCTCGCCTCAGCGGGTGACTTACCCGGCGAGCGCGTAAACGCTATCCTCGACGAGATCGCTTGGCCTCCATCGATGCGCGAGATCGAGTACGGCGACACTATTTTTCAGGCAGACCCGGGCACCTTACGTACGGCTTTATCAGCTCTACAAACCGCCTCAATATCCGAGTACGGTGCTATCTATATGGATGCTCGCGGATCAGTAAATCTTAAAGATCGCGCCTATTGCATAGACTCTCAAACTATCCCGCCTGTAGTTTTCAATGATGACGGTAGCGAGATTACTTACTATAACGCCGTATGGCGCTTAGATGATACTCAGGTATATAACTCAGCCTCTATTACCAAAATAGGCGGTACGGCTCAGATAGCTCAGGATCAAGACTCTATCGATGAGTATTTTGTACACTCCTATACTCAGCAAAATCTAGTAATGGATACAGATCAAGCCGCGCTCGATTACGCTCGAGCTTATGTAGCAAGCCGTAAACAAACTCGTACGCGATGCGATGCTATCGAGCTAGACCTTTATACCGAAAACTATAACGATGGCATTATCGCAGCGCTTGATCTAGATTTTTTTGACCCTGTAGAGGTTACGACTAATCAGCCTGGTAACTCGACTCTGCAACAAACTCTACAAGTGTTTGGCGTAGCTCATCGAGTAACGCCTAGCTCATGGAAAACGACATTTACAACTCAAGAGCCGATTATCGACGGCTTTATACTAAACTCAACACTATACGGCGTGCTCGATACATCCGTATTAGCATACTAAGGAGCAGGTTATGGCAGCTGGACAAGGTTTTAAGACCTTTGTAACGGGTGAGGTTTTAACCGCCGGTGACGTAAACGGCTACCTCATGCAAGGTATTAATGTATTTACAAATGCAACCGCTCGGGATGCGGCTATCACCGCACCGGCTGAGGGACAATTTGCATTTACAAAAGATAATAACTCTTTGTGGTATTACGACGGTGCAGCTTGGGTAGCCTCAGGTGCTACCGGTGACATCGAGGGAGTTACCGCGACAAGTCCCCTAACAGGTGGAGGCACATCCGGGACGGTTACGGTAGGTATACAAAACGCTACCACGGCGCAATTAGGAGCGGTGCAATTAACGGACTCGGTAGCTAGTACATCGACGACGACCGCCGCTACGCCTAACTCAGTTAAAACCGCTTACGATCTCGGTAATGGAGCGGTACCAAAATCTACAGTAACTACAAAAGGCGATTTAATTGCCGCTACAGGATCGGCGACCGTTTCACGTTTAGGTGTTGGTACTAATGGACAAGTGTTAAAGGCTAACTCAGGTACCGCAACCGGTCTAGAGTGGGGCGCATCAAGCGCCGCTAAAAGTTACTCTTTACTAGGTACGGCTACTTTAACCGGAGCAGGTACGATCACTATTTCAGGTTTGAGCGGTTACGATAATTTAATGATCACAGTAGACACGGCTCGAGGGCCCGCTAGTGCTCTTATGACAATGCGTTTTAATTCATCAACTGGCCCATATCCGCAATTTGGTCAAAATACTGTAGGCGCAGCATCTTATTCTGTTTATGTTTTTCAACCAAATACTCAACCTTCTGCAAATGCAATCAGTTTCGGAGATATGAGCGCTAACATTTCAAGCTCTGTCTCGGGTATGGTGCAGGTATTAGGCGCTAACGGCTCTGGAATGAAAGCGTGGACATCTGTAGCAGGTGTAGAGTCTAATGCTTCTACTACAACTCGCGCCTATTTTGGTGGCGGTATGTTTGAGCCTACGGCGGTTATTAGTAGCGTTTCTATTCTTTGTAATGCTGGTGGTAATAATTTTACTAATGGGACTATGAAAGTATACGGAGCCGTTTAATGACATATACAGAGAAAATCGTAGACATTACAACAGGTAAAGAAATCATCCGTAATTTAACCGATGATGAAATTGCCACAGTTAATGAGGAGCAAGCTAAAATAGCAGCCGAGCAAGCGGCGCGTGAGGCAGAGCAAGCCGTTAAAGATGCAGCTCGTCAAGCCGTACTCGATAAACTTGGACTATCGGCAGATGAAGTAGCTGCATTACTTGGATGAGTCTTACAAGCTATAACGGATACCCGGCCTCTAAAGATCCGGCAGAGATCGGTATAAAGTCGTACTCGGTAGACGGTACGGCTTTACGGCTTAGGTGCGCTAGTAGCGTGGGCCCGCTATTAGCCGCCTTTGCCGCCGAGTTTAATAAGTTAATAGAGCCTATCGACGGCGGTACGTTAGACGACTGGGGCTACGCTTTTAGGATGGTGCGCGGATCTACTGATCGCTTATCGTGTCACTCATCCGGCACCGCTATCGACCTAAACGCGACTAAGCATCCTCTCGGCAAGGTGGGCACGTTTCCCGCTGAAAAAGTACCTATGATCCGAGCACTAGCTAAAAAGTACGGCCTCAAGTGGGGCGGCGATTTTAAGAGCAGGCCCGATGATATGCACTTTGAGGTAGAGGTAAGTGCAACAAAAGCAAAAGAATTAATTACTAAGTTAGGATTACACAATGCCAAGTAGTGCTCAAGTAACAGTAAATACAACGGCTACCGTATTAGTAGCTGCAACCGCTTTTGACCAAACCGCTTATCTACATAACTTAGGTGGCGGCGCGGTTTATCTAGGTGCAGCTAACGTATCTGCCGCTAACGGCTACAAACTAGATAACGGCGATAAAATTACTATCGGTGTAGGAGATCATGAGGCCCTCTACGCTATCGCAGCTAACGGTACTCATACCGTAAGCGTTTTAACTCAAATTAACTAAGGGCATTACAGGAGATAACAATGAAAGAGCAACTAATCGCAGCGGCTAAATCATACGGTCGCGCTGCAATAGCAAGCGCGGCGGCCCTTTATATGTCTGGAATCTCAGATCCTAAAGTATTGGCTAATGCGTTTATCGCCGGGCTAATCGGGCCATTACTCAAAGCGCTCCAACCGTCCGAGGGTCAGTTTGGCGTTAGTAAGTAATGGAAAGAGCTCAGCTCCTAATTGGTATTACCTTGGGGGTAACTACTATTTTGGGGTTAGGGGCTGGGCTCATCCGCCATTTTGTTAAGTATTATCTAGCCGAATTAAAGCCGGACGGCAACGGCGGGCATAACCTAGCCGGGCGCGTTGAGCGTATTGAGAAGCGCGTAGACCGCATCTATGAGATATTGCTCGAGGATCGCTTAGCCAAGTAGCGACACGCCAAAAGGCTATACGCTTTGTATTCTGACATTTTGCCCTCATACTGATACTACAAACGCTGAGAGGGCTACTCGGTTAGTAGCTTGATCGGCCTTAACAAAGGGCTAAGTAATGAATAGTTTAGATATATTAATAGGTTTATTCGCTTGTTTTATGGGCTTTATGTTTATGGTGATCGGCTACTCGATAGGTCACCGACAAGGCCACGGCGAGGGTTTTATCCGGGGTCGTGCCATCGCTCAAGCTCTTAAAGATAAGGAGCTAATCTAATGAGTTTTCTAGATAACTACGAGGATGTAAATGCTCGCATCAAGCGCTTTAGAGCTGAGTTTCCATCCGGTCGATTAATTGCATCTATCGAGCACATCGACGTAATGGCCGGTACGGTGCTAGTAAAGGCCGAGGCTTACCGCGAGTACGAGGATCAGGTGCCAAGCGCCGTTGATTACGCTTTTGGTAACGTTTCAACCTATCCAAATAATCTCAAAAAATGGTTTATAGAGGACACGATTACAAGCGCTTACGGCAGGTGCATAGGCCTATTGACTCCAAGCCTCAATCATAAGGCGCGGCCTACTATGCAGGATATGGAAAAGGTAGAAAACCTACCCGCTGATCCTGATCCATGGAGCACTAAAGCCTCAATCGAGGACATGACGACTATGGCAAGTGCGGTGTTAGAGATCGGTAAAACCTTAGGCGGTGAGCAGGTAGCCGAGGCTCCTCGATGCCCTCATGGCACGATGATTTGGGCGACCGGTGAGGCGAAATCTACGGGTAAGCCGTGGGCCGCGTATAAGTGCACCGAGCGGGTACGAGCTAATCAATGTAACCCGGTATGGCACGTGCTCAACTCTCAAGGTAAATGGGTACCTCAGGTTTAGAGATGGGCGAGCTAACTTTTATTAAAGACGGACTCGCTACGACTATCCACGATAACGGCGATATGACCGTTGTAGCTGCCAAACAATGCGACGAGTGTTTTACGTGGCAGACAGAGCTAGGCGGCTTTAACGTACGCGATGTAAGCGGTGAGGTAGTCCTATGGTTATGCGCACAATGTCGCGCGTAGCTAAAGTAATACTCGATAGGTCGCAGGAGATTACCGCTCATCGAGTAGGGCTCGAGCGTACGATTTTACGTAATGCTGATCCAAGCGATGCGAGCAATTTTGGCCAAAA